ATTTATTAATTCTTTATTAATTTTAATACTTGGTTGCTCTGTTTTTTCTTTGAAAACTACATTACTTGATGACTTTATACATTTATCTTTTATTTCATTTATTTCTCTATTTAAAGAGTTTATTGTGTCAATCAAATATTTAATAATATACCCTGCTAATAAAATTACAATTATTGCAAATAAATCCATTATATACTTATTAAAAAAACAACATTATAAATTACACAAATTTTAGACTTGCTCCACCATTAATAACAGATAATACATTTATTTCTTTTATAAATATATTAACATCATATTTTATATTTTCGGGTCTACCAGTTATTACCGCAATTTGATTACTAATACCATTATATAAAACATCATTACTATAATCATTTAATTCAATGTGAAGTGCGGTTGTTATTTTAGAATTATTATAAGAACCAGATGTATTTATTTTTTCAGGAAATAATGCAAATGAATAACAATAAATACCAGTTCTCGGAATATTTGTATGATTATAATATGGTTGTATCTGATTATAGAAGTTAGCATCATAATCTACACGGTCAGTTTGATTAAGCCACTTAATAGATGCTCTTTTAAGAATACCCATACTCTCATTATATACATGAGAAGCTGTATAATTAGTATAATTATTGAAATTATCAATTATATCACTTCTTTTAATAGTCCATATTATTTCTTTAATGTGATTATTAGCATTTGATATATTATACTTATTATCAGTTCCATCGCCTGTTGCTATTTTAATAGTATCTATTACATAATCTATAGTATTATTTTCCATTAATATTCTACTTCTTTCTATTGTATCCAAAAATACATATGTTAAATGTAATTTATTATTCACATCGAAAGGATTTGAAACAGGTGTGTTTTTTATGAAATTATAAATATTTATATTCGCTGAATGAATTATATTATATAATTTACTACTAACAAAAACATTCAAAATATTACTCCATACTTTATATAAACCCTCAATAGATTTTTTATTTGTTTCTACTACTAATCTAACCTCGTTATTAGCAAGTTTTAATAAAGGTAATGCTAATGACGGATTTCTTGTAAACCAAAAATGTAAAGGTACTTGTATTTCTCTACCTTTAATACTTGGTATTGTTTCCTGTAATGTTCTAACTGGATATGTTATATTATATAATTTATTGTTAATAAGAGTATATTTTGCTTGAAAACTATATGGATTTATCATCTCATCAATATTTCCAATTAATTTATTATATATTATACCATCACTACTTGTTAATTCATTCCATATATTCATCCATTCTCCATATATAGATTCTATTTTATTCCCTGCTATTTCAATATCAGCTCTATAAATATAATTAAATCCAAGATTATCAACCCATCTAAATTTCAATTCATTACTTGAATATATATCAGGTATTTTAAAACTAAGAAAAATATTACTTAACAAATCTCCATGTCTTTTAATATCATATGTCATTATAGCAGTAGACATTAACCCATTATTACCATTATTAATTGGTGATATTTCAAGATTTTCCATCGAAAAATTAGTATGTTTTTTATAAACATATTTATAGTAATTAATACATGAATTTGTTAATATATATTCGTCCATCGGATGTCCTGTAATGACTAATTGCATTAATCCTCCACCCATTTTATTATATTAATACTATTACTATTATAATATTTTATCATTATCTTATATATACATTTAAACATTAGTTTCTTTTTCTATAAATGATTTTATTGAATCATAAGTTCTATTACCATTATATGACTTTACGATTTCATCATCTTTTACAAGAATAAAAGATGGATATCCTGTTATATTGAACTTTTCAACTCTATCCATCTTATCTTTTCTATTATATTTTTCCAATGTAACATTATCCCATTTTTTTGATTTAAGACTTTCCCAGACTTTTGATTCATTGAACTCCGTGCAATGACCACAACCGTCCATATAGTAATATTCTAATGTATATACATTATTACTGTAAAAATTTTCATATACATTATTGTAATTTATAAACATTAATATTGTTACCGTTAATAAAACAATAATAGCAATAAATACACCTTTTGTATTCAAAACTTTCATAATATCTCCTAACCCATTCTTTTTAAACATTTTACTCTCTATAAAACAATATCAGAAAATAAAATAATCATCGCAATGATTAACAAGACCTTTATATTCTTTTATTATATTATTCTTATCACAATATGGAGTAAATGTTACTAAATTATAGAACATCTTTTTATATTTAATGTTTATTTCTTTAATAAAATTAATAAAAAAGTCTTCATTTATTAAAAAAACTCTTTTATCTAAAGAATCATAATCAATATCTTCAAAATTATATATTTTATATACACTATAGTTTTTTTTATCTAATAATTCCTCGTAAAAGTCTATATTATCTTTACATACTATTATAGTACGGTAAATAGAATGAAGACCATATATATTTTCTAAATTAATTATAAAGTTTTCTGTATCTACACAGCCTTCATTCATAATATTCATTAATATTATATTATATATTATATATATTTGCTTTATGTAATATATATATAAGATTATTTATATAATATATTATATAATGACTGATAAAATTGTAAAAATAAAATTGTCAAACTTTCAAAATAAATATAATGATAAATACGAAATACCTTTGGATATTATGGATAAAGCCGATGTATTAAAAAAAAAATATAGTTGTTTCAATTCATTTTATGATCCTAAAATGATATTGGCTAAAAAAGTTTATAATAAAAAAGATAAAGAACATGATGTCAAGAATAAAAGTAGATTCCATATAATCATACCTGACTTTACGAATAACTCTATGATAAAAAGAAATTTAATTGGATATCTTAATAAATTAACGCTCAAAAACAAAGAAATAATTTATGAAAAAATAAAGGTTATAATTAATGTAAATAATAACGAAGAGTTTTTTAATTTAGTATGGGGATATACTAAATTAAACGATGATAAAATATATTTTGATATATTTTATTTTTTTGAAAAAGTATTCTTATCTGAAATGATAGAAAAAATGTGGAAAACTTATAATGATGATGAAGAATGGAAACCTCCACAATATATATACGATAATAATTTATTACTTCTTAACGATGAATATGAATTATATTGTAATTATATAAAATGGAAAAAGTGTATAAATAATATAAATAAAATATGGACTATTATAAAAAAAGATGAAATATCGGATTTATTAAATAGAATATATTCATATATGTTAGAAATTATAATTGAAGGAACGGTACATAAATATATTATAGACATATTTATGGATCAATTATACAAAATATTACAAATTATAAGATCTGATGAAATTATTAATAAAATAAAAAAATTGGATACAACAAAATATAATACTTCTACAAAATTTATAATTTATAATATTATTGATTTATAATAATAATTTCCATATAATATTATTGATTTATAATAATTTCTATATAATAGTATAGAGTAAGAATAAGTAATTATGAAAGTAGTAGAAAACAATCTGTCATTTTACAGTAGTGTCATTATTCAAATGATTTTTGCAATATTATTAATTATAATATACGCATATTTGTATAAACTTGAAAATATCGGATGTGAATGTTCAGAACACCCAAATAAAGACTTTATCAAAAACTTTACTTTAATCGCATTAGCATATTTCTTAATAACATCTTTTGCTTCTCTAAGTAGTATTGCTAAAAGTATGGGTCCAACTGTAGTACAATTATTAGCAATCGGTACATTTGTGTTTTTCTTAATATTCGTTGTATATATATATTATGCTTTTGATTATGTTAGATATTTAACAAATGAAAAATGCAAATGCTCGGAAGACATGAGTCGTGATGTAATAGCTATAGGAACTATGATTTCATTATTCTTATTTCTTACATTATTATTTACTGTCATAATTATCCCTATATTAATTAGTACATTATCAGCATTAATTGGAAGACTTGAAATGTTTGAAGAAGAAATTGAAAATACTATACGTGATCCTTTACAAACAATAAAAAAGACTCCTGGACGTATTTCTAAGTCTGTATCAGATATCGGTAATTTTGTATCAAAGTCAGCAACTAAAATGAGTAATGTGCGTGCTAAAAGAAAAAACTAAATATTATATCTACTGTAAATAAATAGTTAATATAATAAATCTTTTTTATATTATATACACATTTACATTTTTAAAATTATTATTAAAAATGTAAATATGTATATAATAATCAGAATAATAATCGTTAAAGTATCTAAAAAAACAAAGTGAACGGTGAAAAAAATGATTAATTATATTATTAATATTTCAAATGGATACTTCAAAAAACGAAGAAGTCTTATTTAATAAAACTAATGTTAAAAATATTAATTATATAGATTTATGTTGTGGAATTGGAGGATTTAGATTAGCATTAGAAAGTTTTCAAAAAAAAAATACAAATTTTAATTTTAATTGTGTATTATCTTCCGATATTAAGGGTGATGCTATAAAAACATACAATTTAAACTTTAATGAAAATAATACTAAAACTGATATTTTTAATATTAATGAAATAGAAAGTTTTCAATTATTATGTGCAGGTTTTCCATGTCAACCTTTCAGTTCTGCGGGAAATAAACAAGGTTTTGATGATAATAGAGGATCGGTAATATTTAAAATTATAGATATATGTAAAAAAAATAGACCAGAAATTGTAATACTTGAAAATGTTTATAATTTAATCATTTTAGAAAACGGAAAATTACTTAAAAAAATATGTGACGAGTTTACTAATATTGGATATTTCGTAAGTTATAAGAAACTTAATGCATCAAACTTTGGTATTCCACAAAACCGTGAAAGAGTGTTCATAGTATGTTCTTTGAAAAAATGTATAGATTTAGATAAAATAAAATATGTTAATCCTGAAAATAAATTGGATACAATTATAGATTACAACGCAAAATATACAGATATTGAAAATAATTTTGCTAATAAAATATTGAATTTACATTCGCAAACGCCTTTATTCGGTTATAAAATGCAAGACAAGAGAGGAGGAAAAAAAAATATTCATTCATGGGATATAGGTATTAATGGTTATTTATCAATTCTTGAAAGAAGTCTAATGAATATTATTATGACTGAAAGAAGAAAGAAACATTGGGCTGAAAAAAAAAATATTGTATGGATGGATGGAATGCCTCTTACATTAGATGAAATATCTACATTTTATGAAAACGATAATTTAAAAGAAATGTTAGATAATTTAGTTAAAAAAAATTATCTAAGGTTAGAAAAACCTAAAAAAATAGTTAATGCGAAAAGAAGAGTATATGATGAAAACGGTAAACTTGGTTATAATATTTGTAAAGGTAAATTAAGTTTTCCAATTACAAATATTTTAGACCCAAAAGCAACATCACCTACATTAACGGCAACAGATAGTAATAAATTAGCAGTAATTATTGATGATAAATTTATAAGAAAATTAAATGATAATGAATTAAAATTATTATGTGGATTTCCAATGTCTTATAATATACCTGATGATGTAAATAAATATGACTTATTTGGTAATATGGTAATACCCGATGTTGTCGAAGGTGTATTAAATTGCATATTTAAGATTTAAACAATCAAATTGATTTGATATCGATTCTATTTTTGTAGTTTTATCTTCAATATTAGGGCAAATTTTAATACATTCAATTATTTTATCAATAAACAATTGTGGTGTTTTTATAGGAGAATACCATTTTTTAACAGAATCAGCTCTAATGTTATACCACATATTTTTCTTAATTTGAATTGTTATGGGAGTTTTTCCCGAATAACCGCATAAATTGTATACATTCAAATAATGAAATTTAACAATTTTTATTTTTTCATTATCAATATTATATTCAAAAATCAAATATTTTGTATTGAATATT